GAGAATTTATCCGGGACTTCAAAAGCAGGTTCTTGTGTTTCTGCTTCCCCAGCCTCTAGGGTTTCTTCAGGTTCTACTGTGTTTTCTACCTCTACATCTGCTGATTCGTCAACAGGGTCTACTACTATATTGCTCATATCATTGTCTCCGCCCGTTAGGGTTATGAAGTTGTAAAAAGATGACGCTAGTTATCTAGTTCTGTCATCGCTGCTTTTGTTGCGTCTTCTAAAACAATCATCTGTCTTAGAATTGACAACTGACCTCTGGCAAACCATAGGTCTTTTTCGTTATCAATAGAATCTAATCTCTTGACTGATTCAGACATAACCTTTAATTCTTCGATAAGGTCTGCCCATCCTTCAGTTTCTAATAGTTCAATTCTATCTCTATAAAATTCTTCGTCTTCTTTTGGCATTAAGATTTTTTGTGTCTATTGCAAAAATTTCTAGCTGCTGCTTCGGAGCTAAAGCCCCATTTTTTTAATGCTAACGCTTTACGAGTAGGCTTACCTTTAGCATCTATCATAGGTCCTGCCATACCGGCAAATCTACAAGCAAAGGATACACGTCTACTATCTGTTCCGCTTCCTTGTGGTGCTTTTAGGTTGCCTCCGGTCTGCGCATTATAAGAAGCTCTTCCTTTAGCATTTAACCCACCTTTAGGATTTTTACCTTCTTTACGTTGCCACGCTGCTGTCTTAGCCATATACTATCCTTGTAACTTTTCTTGTGCTGTAGCTATATTTAATAATGTTTCAGATTGTAAGTGCTCTACTTCTGGTATGTTTCTCATAGTTTCACTGTTTACATTTTCTGTGTCTGCTCTCATCTTATCAATAGCAGCTAAATCTTTCTGTAATTTTATAAATTTCTCTTGTATTTTAAGCTCATCCGGCTGTTCTGAGCCTGCTTGTGCTGCGTTTAACATTGCTTTAGTTTGTTCTTCTTGAGCTTCGGCTACTGTTTTTTGAACGTCAGCTTGTGCTTGTTGTAATTGTAATTCCATAGCCATTTGTTTCATTTGGTCTTCTTGTGGATTACCTTGCATACCTTGCATAAGAGCTTGAACAATTTGGTCTCTGTTGTGCATACTAGAGTTCTGGAATACAGACACTAATATAATATTAAATGCAGGAGAATCTTTAGGTATAGCTTGCAATAAACTAACCATTTGCTGTGCTTCTAGTTCCTTAGCCATAATACCCATAGTAGAATAAGGTACAAATTTATAATCTACAATAGGATACCTATCTACGTCAAACTGTATCTTTCTCCACAAACATTTATTAACCATAGGAATAAGAAATGTGTTTTGGAAATTCATTAGAGTACGCTTCTGTCTTTTAATGGCAGAAGATTGTTGCATAGACATACCTGCAGAAGTAGCACGCTCAGCACTTCCTTGTGTATCAGCACTACCAGTGCCCATTTGAATCATATTTTGTAGGCTCTGTACTTGTGTATAAGTATTTTGGTCGGTGCTGCCTAAAGATAATGGCATTATTGCTTGCCTTGGGTCGCCATTAGTAAGTACAGTCTTACCCGGTCTGACCTCTAGTCTGACTCCACGCGGTAGTCGAGTCGCGTCGGCAGCCATCATTGGTGTAGTAGTCAGAGCTAACGAGTCAATTCGTGCTCTCATTTCAGCATCTAAAGCTTTTTGAGCGTTAAATCCTTTCTCACAAATGCCTCTACCCCAGAATTTGTTTGGTACAATATCGTGTTGGTAGTATATAAAAGGTCTGTCTTCCATCATAAATGGATTACGTTCAGCTCTTAATATGTATTCATCGTTAGCCATAGTAACTACAGCTTCAACTAACTCATCGTCGTTATACTCAAAATCATCCATATCCTCGTCTTCAGATAGGAATCTTGCGGGTACTTTACCCCAGTATTCTGTAATCTTTATTTGGTCAGAAGCATCTGCTCTAGACTTTTCAGGGTCAAACCCATCAAATCTTTCTTGATTATAGCTACCTTCTATAGGTACATCACGATAAGTTCCATTTTCTATGCCTTCTATAATGCTGTGTCTAGGCTTTACTACTTCGTGTGCGACACCTAATGCTTCATCAATATTAACAGCAGAAGGGTCTATAAGAAATTCTTTAGGACTAATTGCTTCTACCTTAACATCTATTACATTATCTTCTTGCAGTATTCTTTCACTAACCATAGTTCCTTCAATAGGAACTTCTACAGGATATCTCCAAGTGCTTTCTGCTACAGATACTTTACCAATACCTGTTCCGTATATAGCACCATTAAGAAATACCTCACACAATGCGTCTTTACATCCTGTAGATTCTAAGTCTTCTTGCAGTAAGTTTCTAACATACTCAGCATCTCTAGGGTCTTGGTCTAGCATATCATCTTTGATATCAAACCATTTACCTCTGCCAAATGTAGCTTCTTCGATTTCAGCAACAGATGATTCTACTGCTTGTTGTAGTGCGGGCGAGATTAGTTGCGACTTTTCAGATGTTCTAGTCCTGTCTGATGCTTGCCATATGCCACGCCATAGACGATAATATTCATCCCACTTAGATTGATAGTTGGAATCCCTGTGGTCTCTCCACTCATCTAATCGAGTGTGTAACCAACCTGCTAAACCTTGATATTTATTTTCTTCCATTAGTATCCTGCAACTTCATCATATGGTTCCCACTCCTCTTCTAATTCTATTGTGTGCATAAAGTCTGCTACACTAACTTGGTCTATATAGGCGAGAGAGTCAATAATGTCGTCGTGTGTTCCTTTACTAGGAAACTCTATTAACTGTGTCTCTAACTCGCTATTCCAATCAGAACTACGATTAAATGTAATTTTACCGTGCTCCATTCTACCTTGTAGAGCCCAAGTAATTCTGTCTGCTTTCTTCTTACCACCGTGAGTTACGTCTGTTATGACTACCCATCTACCTTGTGTTCTCATCTCATCTTGCAGATAAGGTAAGATAGCGTTTTTTCAATTGCAGCCTGTAATATTTTAGAAGCAGTTTCTTTAATATTCCATCTACCGTGGAGTATATCTTTGACCCACCATTTATCACCGTGGATTTTAACGATTGATATAGCTGTTTCATCTAACTTACTCCCTTTGAGACCACGCTCTTTTTCCACCGACTCAAAGCCCGCAGGGTCAACCGCAATAACAAAATTGCCTTCCTCCGGTTCATTTTCATCGTACTTAATCCATTCATTTTTAAATATACCACCAGTAAAACTTACAAACGACGCTTCAAATTCTTGTCTGAACGCTTGCGTCGACATCGTTCTTTTTGCTACTTCTACCTCTTTAGGGTCTATTAGAGGGTTATCTATAGATGTATATTGAAATGCTTCCCAGTCTTTATCTTTTTCTGCTTCTAAGTACAAATCATAAAAGTGATTCTTACCTGCAGGAGTACCAATAAAGAGTGCACCACCTTTTACATCTGAAAGTGTAGGTCTTATAATTTGTTCCCAGACTTCTACCTTCATACTTGCGTACTCATCGAGTACAACATAAGCAAGTCCTACGCCCCTTAGAGTATCTGGTCTGTCACTCCCCTTTAAGCTAATTCTTCTACCATTAACTAGCTTCATAGTAGCTGTATTTTCGTGGGTAGTCTCTATAAGGTCTGTATCGTGCAACAGTTCCTTAAGCATATTCCACATAATATCTTTAGCTTGTTGGAATGTAGGACCTATATAAAAGACATCCTTACTTTCCGACTGTAGAGCCTTGATGATTAGTATCCACGCTGCTAGTCTGGACTTTCCAAATCGCCTACCCGCACTTACTACTTTAAATCGGGCAGTGCTATTGAAGATTTCTAGCTGTGCAGGATGTAATTGTACATCTAACTCTTTAGCCATTACCGATACTCACAATTGTTTTGTCAATATCAGCTTCTTCTATTATTACACCGTCTTCATATGTTAGTTCTTTTTGGTCTTTTTCTTCTATTTCTACTTTCTTAGCCTCAAGACCACCAACATTAATAATTACGTTACCTTTATCTTCTCCGGACCTAAACTCTACCGATTTAGTCGTAGGTATAATTCGGTCCATACACATCTTAAGACAGGTCCTATCACCTTCGAGTGCTAAGTCTATGACCTTTTGTACAATCTCTGGTCCTCTATTAGACATCAACTCTCTACTCAGGGCTGTATACTTGTTGACACTGCCCTTAGGTCTCCCGTTAGGGTTTAAACTCTTCATACCCTTGTATAAGTTGGGCGAACCTTTATTTTTTTTAGACATCCTAACTCCTTAGTGTACTACAGTTTCAACTAAAATGGTAAATTAGAATGATAATAAAAGGTTGTTTCTAAGAGAAGCCTTTTTAGGTGAATCTTTTTTTTAATCTATAGTAATAGTATAGCATACTTTTCAATGGAAGTCAAGGTTCTGTAGTAAATAAAGTCACTTAAGTCCCTCCCCGCACAAGTCATTTGTAGAAATTCTCTAGTAAACAACAGATTTTACCCAAATTC